ACATATTCGACATTATATTTTTTATTTCTGATAAAATCTATTGAACGATTCTTAAACATTACATAAAGATAACCTCTTAAATTTTTTCTATTATTTATGTGTTCAGGTTTGGTGAATATTTTCATAAATCCAGATTGTACTACATCGTCAATGTCAAAGTCATCCTTAAGATATTTCTTAACAGTCTGATAAGCCAAATCTTTATGTTCGTCATAAAATTTTAACTGAGAACGACTACTAAAATTAATTTCCTCTACATCCATTTTTATTTTTTTATTATTTAGACAAATATAGTATATTTTTTTATGAAAAACAAATAATATAAATTACTTTTCAGATGTTTCTGTATCAAACATATTTTTTATACGTTTTTTAGCCTTTTCACCTAAAGGTATTGGGTTAGCACCCTCGTCTATTTGAACAAAAGTGATGTTAGTTTTAAGTACTAAATCTTGTTTACCTGTATAAACATTATGTGCCCTAGCCTCCATATAAATAGTCACCGATGTAGTACCAACTTTAGTCGGTTTAGCATATATCTTAAGTAATTGACTTTCTTTGACTGGTTTCTCAAAATTACATTGATCAATACTGACGGTAACCATTCTGGGTGTATCACATAGTTGCATCGCATAACCTGCAGCAGAGGCATCTATCCAAGCCAACAATTTCCCACCAAATAAATTTCCGTGAAACCCTAAGTCGGATTTTTTAATTGGGTGAGTGTTAAGAATCTCCATATTTATACACCATTTTATTACAATTATAGATATTTATTTTAATATATAAAGTATTTTTAAACGAAATGAACGAAAAAAACTATCCAAAATACTACAAAAAACTAAGTAAATTTATAGTAAATAAATATACCTATTTAGATGAGGATAATCTCATTAACATATGTAATACTAAAAGTAAATGTGTTAGGACTCCCTTAAAGGTTGATTATAATTTTTTAGAAAACGTATTAAAGTTTAAACACCTCAATTTTGGGCAGATTGGAAGTGTTTTCTCTATATTAATTGGTATAGCATATGACGATTTTAAAGTTACTGAAAATTCTGATTCACCATTAGAATTTGTTTTATATTTTTTGATGCCTGAAATCTATAAAAAATATTACGAACCATTACTTCCAAATGATACTATAAATGAAAATGTAGATAATAGTAAAAAATATAAACTAAGTAAAACAGAGATTAATGATTTACTTTCAGATTATGAAAATATGGGTTATGATGAAGAAAGTGCAAAGGATGATTTAATTGACTTAGTTTCGTATTTAAATAGTTTACCAAAAACTCTAAGATTATATAGAATAGTATGTAGTGATGATATAGTCAACATAGATAAGGAATATGTTGGTTCACACTATTCACTTAACAAAAATAATTTAGTTAAAAATCACTACGGTAGAGGATCCATACAAGGTAGTTGTATGGGTGATAAAGTATTTTTAGTGACTGTAGATGTCGACAAAACTAATATGGATGTTTTAGAAACGTTATCTAATAACATTCTATTCCCACACGAAGAAGAAATTACGTTAAAGAATAAGGGTTTGGGTTCTAAAATTATTAATTTAGAAGAACTATAACTTCCTTAAGTCCCATTTTTCAAAGCAAGTGTGGTTTAGACTCTACCATACCAGATGGTGTAATCTCAACTATCTCAGATTTTAATTGGAAAGTTTTGATAGTGTTTGATCCACTATAAGAAAGTGCTGACTTAACACCATCTGTTAATTTCTCTATAACAATATCAACACTACCTTTATAAGGTATTAATGTAGACTCACCCTCTACGTGTTTTGTTGATTGACCGTGAGATGATTTAGTTTCTAAACTAGCGGAACCTCTATATTTTTTACATAGAATTCCATCACCATTCGTAATAATTTTACCTGGTGATTCTTTGGTGCCAGCCAATAGTGAACCTAACATTACACAATCTGCACCAATTGATAATGCCTTTGCAATGTCACCACTACTTCTGATACCACCATCCGCCATAACAGGTACTTTAGATCCCTTAACACAATCAATTATAGATGTTATATTGGGTACACCGTGACCTGTTTGAATTCTGGTGGTACACAAACTACCACCGCCAATACCAACTCTTAATCCATCGACACCCCACTCACATAAATCAATTGCCGATTCTTCAGTAGAAATGTTACCCGCAATGATATCAACTTTAGAAGGTAGTGATTCCCTTAAAGACTTTATCATCTTTTTAACATTTATATGATGTCCGTGAGCCACATCAATCAGAATGATATTAACCCCACAACTTACCAATCGTTTAGCACGTTCAATGTCAGACTCACTAATACCTACCGCAGCCATAACTGGGATATTGGGAATTTCTGAGTGCCAATCATCGTACATAACTCCCCATTCTTCGTACATATGGTTATTAGTTATATATTCCAAAACTTTAGATACTTGTTCACATTGTTTGTCAACAGTCATAAATCTATGTATACAACCAACACCACCTAATTCAACCATTTTAATTGCCATCTCATACCCACATACTGTATCCATACAAGATGCGACATATGGTTGTAGGATTCCATATCTTCTACTAACCAATGTGGTTAAATTAATACTACCTCTGGTTTCTATTTCTGAGTACTTAGGTACTAATAGAATATCATCGTAAGTTAAGGCTCTCTTCATTTTTATTTATTTTTCTTATTAACATATTATAACCCAAAAAGTCTTCATACTTTTTATTGTAAAGTTCTGCATATTTTTTGGCAACCTTAAGTTGTTCTAATGTAATACAACTTTCAATAACTCTAACACATTTATTTTTTGCCTTCAATAATTCTATTATTCCCATTTTTTATTTTTTTTAAAAGTTTTTTAATGTCCGCACACTTCTCATACTCCTCAACAGATTCAAAATACTCTAAACTTTTACTAAGACTAGATTCCCAATCATCCTTCTTTAATTCTGAAACCATAATAAAGTTACTGATTGGGTTGATAATCCTAAATAAAACTATTTCATCTAACCTTTCTTTGATTGACTGTTTCACTCCTTCAATAATCAAACTATGTATTAACCATTTTTGATTTTTTAAAAAATTTTTTTCATCTTCTTCATCTGAAAAATAAAAATCTTTCATAACGATAATATTATTTTTTTATAAATTTCATATTTTTCGTCACAATAGAACTCCGCAATGGTATTGGATTGTTCCTTATCATAACCAAAATTTTTTATTAGTTCTACAATTATAATTCTTTTCAAATAAGATCTATCGATAGAACAAGTCAATGTATGATCTCTATCATTTACTGTAATTAAAGAAGGTAATCCTAATTTATCTGTTTTGGATGGATAAAACTTCTCTAAAAACTTTTTCACTCTTTCACTTTTCAAAGGATTATTTTCCATAATTGTGTTATTTGAAACAAATATAGAAATAATATTTTACTTATCCAAACTTATCTCATTAATTATTTTGTACAATTTATAATCATTCAACCCCAAATTATCTTTAATGTCTTTAATATCTGAATATTCATTCTCATACTTTTGTAGATACTGTTCATTTAATACTACTAACTCATCAAATAATGTGATGAAATCATAAAATACTGATCTATCTCTAGTGTTCTCTAAAATTTTTAAACTGGTTTCAATATCACCTCTATGTATCTTATCAATTAATAAGTGTGTACTACTTTTTATGATATTAATTTTTAGTCTATCCAACGCACTATCAATCTTTTCCCTTAAATCCCTTAACACAGATATTTTATCTTTCATATCGGATAAGTATTGTGGAGTTAGTTCACCATTTTTATTAATGAATCTAATCACTGAGTTTGTTACTCCTTCATTTTCCATATTACAATTATATGGATTTTTATTAAAAAAATCAATAATCGTTTGTATTTTTAAAAATTAATAGTATATTTGTTGATATTTATAAAATAAATGTTTTATGGAAAAGACTGTAAGTGAGTTAATATTAGAATTAAAGACTGTTTTAGAAAAAACACACGGTGATCAATTTACAAAATTTTACCTATGCAAATTTCCTGATGGAAAATGGGAAGGATTAATTGGTATTAAAGAAGGTGAAGTTAGGAAAACTGGAAGTTACTACAGAATCAACGATGGTGTAGTGGAAGAAGAAATTGTAAATTTGTAACTATGAATATTTTTGTTTTGGATTACGACCCTAAGTCGTGTGCGCAGATGCACTGTGATAAACACGTAGTAAAAATGATTTTAGAGACGGCACAACTTTTATGTGGTGTACACCATATGACTGATAGTCAACGTATGATCTCATATAAACTATCACATAAAAATCACCCTTGTTCCATTTGGGCTAGAGAGTGTGTTGAAAACTATGTTTGGTTGTGTGATTTAGGTTTAGAGTTGTGTGAGGAATATACTTACCGTTATGGTAAGAAACATAAGTCACAAGAGATAATCGAATGGTGTCTTCTAAACATACCTAATATCAAAGAGAATGGTAGTGTTACAGATTTTAAATTGGCGATGCCAGATGAATGTAAAATAGATAATAACCCTATTCTTTCATATAGGAAGTATTACATTGATTTTAAAAAGGATTTTGCTAAGTGGAAAAATAGAGATGTTCCTAACTGGTTTACGATTTCAGATGATTCATCAACACACCTCCAATTGATGTTGCTTTAACCGATAACCTATTGATGATGTCATCACTAAGTGTCCTTCTCTCTCCCGTATAGTCTACACCTAATATACCAATAAACTTGTCATCGATAGTTTTTATTGAGAATAAATATCCCGATTTACATCCATATTCTTCTCCAATGTGCTTTAACCCAAATGTCAATACTGTTTCGTCTTTAAAATCGGTTATCTCTATTATGTCATTCTTTAATAGTTCATTTATCGATTTTGAGAATAAACTAACAGGTATATTTTGAAAATTATTTTGTATAGAATTTACTTTGATATTAACTGTTTCATATATCATTGAGAATTTTGCCATCGATTTACCTGTTGGGTAAAAATGTCCTCCATTGTGGAACTGTATCAACCAAACTCTATCTGCACCTATTTCTTCTCTAATTTCTTCTATTTTATGTGTCACAACCTCACCTAATTCTAGTGTATCCGCCACCATATCAGGTTTCTTTTTCTTATCTAACCAATTTTTAAATAACAGTATAGTGATTGGGCTGATAACACCTGTTATGAAAGCAATAATTAACTCTATCATAATTCCAAACTTTTTTATTATAAATATATGTTTCTTTGTAAAAGTCAGTATTATATTAAAAAAAAATGGGGGATAAGTCCCCCACCTTTAACAAAAAAACAACTACCTATTACAAAACTAACTCTGACATTCCCCATAACATTTTATTAACCTCAATGTTCTGATCGATTGATCGAATTGCTCTACTTCGTGATCTACGAAGATTACCATTATCTTTCGGTGTGATTGTAATAATACCACCTTGTAAGACATTCTCCTGTACTCTATTGAATACACTCCACAAATCGGATCCAGAGTCCTCAATTCTACGAACCTTAAGCATCTGATTCACATCAATCATTTTATCTTCACCCCAATAGTTGTCAGCAACCATCTTAGCGAAGTCGTACTGTTGTGTCATAGACATTTCTTTAGACATCATATCTTGAACTCTACCTACTACCATAGGAATTTTTTCTGTTGTCATATTAACAACTTTAAGGATGTCTTCTTTTTGAAACCCTTTGTGCATTACACGAAACTCATCAAAAGTCTTATCGGCAATAACCAATCCATTAGAACACACCAAACGGAATAAACCAACGTGAAACTTAAACGATGATGAACCATCGTGTGAATTCGTCAAAAGGATTTCTGGGTGTGTGTCCCCAATCTCTCTGGCGATGTTAATGTTATTTTCATTTCTGAAACGTAACATATGTTTTTTAAATGGCATCTTTGACTCATATCCCTTACGAGAACGAGTTTGCATTGCCTGTGTGGGTAACCAACCCTGCTCACCTAACAAATCGATCACTTCCGTAGTAGGAATGAAACGATAAATGTTCGACAAATGGTTTGACGGTTCTTGTGTCAAAGCCGAAGGACAACGTTGTCCAATCTCATTAAAATTTAAGTAACTCATATCTTTTAGTTTTATTTCTACAAATATAAGGACCTTTTTTCAATCTACCAAACATTTTATACTTTTTTTTTAATATTTATTTCATATATTTATTAATATGGACAAACTTACAAAATTTGAGGTAAAAATACTTTCCTATTTGGATAAAAAAATTGACGATACCTCCAATAAGGATCAAGTGTTTAAAATACTTAAAGATGAATTTGGGTTGGATAAATCTGAGGTATTAGATTTATATAGACTTTGGTACTATAATAAAGGTATTGGCGATTACGATACTATGGAAGTAGATAGAGAAGGTCCTCTTCTCAATTTTTTGAATAATATATCTTTATTAAATAGTCAAGAATTAAATAATTATATTGATACATTATATGATGAAAATCGTAATAAATTAGATTCACTAATCGGAGGGTGGTTTAAATTATGTTCGAATTCTGGTGATGTCCCATGTTTAGATTTTGAGGATGGAAAAATCTCAATAAGTTTAGAAAGGGATGACTGGGAAAATTATTTCTCAGGGTTAGGTGATGATGACTTATGGAAGTATTACGATGCGTTTAGTTCTTACAGTGATTCATATGAAGATATAGAAACATCCGAGTTCGATTATGTCAGTACTAATGATGAAACAGTAGAACACTTAGAAACTTTGGCAATAATGTCAGGGTTGTCTGAATGGCCAGGTAAAGACGGTAAAAGTATTGTAGAAACAGAGGTTAGCGATTTTTTAGAGAAAGTATTACCTAAAGAATATTACGAAAGGGTGGTTGATGATTACATAGGTGAGATGAGTATTGTAGTAACTAGGGCTAGACAAGATAGTGTAAGAAAAACCTATAGTGAAGAAATTAAATACGACACCAATAAAAGTAGTTGTAGGTACGGTAATTATTGTATTAACATACCATACGATGAATTAATAGAAATAGTAAAAGAAAAGAATCTACTTAATCTTTCTGAATTAAAAGATGCGGAAATACAACCTGAGGTTGGTTTGGAGGATGCCTACTATGGTGAATGGATGGATAGTGATGGTGTAAATGATGTAATTACGGAACTAAACAGATCATTAAAATCCACAATAGAAAAAATTACTGAATCAGAAGATATAGACTTAGAGGAGTTAATAATAAATAGAAAGTATGTTTTAGATTTACTTAATAAGTTAGGTTTTAAAAAAATATCTGATACTACTTCACAAGGTGAATATTATATGGCTAGAAATGGTATAATATCATTATACAGTAACGATATCGACTTTAAAAACAATAAAGTTAAATTCACATACGATGATCAAACACATATTGTCCCTATTGATGAATTATCTAATTGGGTTTCGGGTAGTGTATTAGACTTAAACGAAAGTGTAAGATACAATAAGAAAATAAAACTTTTAAAAGAAAATTACAACCTAATTAATAAGATTTCAATATTCGATTTTGACGGTACATTAATGAAGACACCACACCCCGAAGAAGGTAAGAAACAATGGGAGGAATTTACTGGTAAAGAATACCCACATATAGGATGGTGGAGTAAACCTGAATCTTTGGACGATGCGGTATTCGATATACAACCTATAGAAACTACTGTTACAGATTACCTAAGAGAGAAATCTAATCCAGATACTTTAGTAATAATGTTAACGGGTAGAATACCACATCAGGCAGAACAAATAGAGGAATTATTATTATTACATAATATATCGTTTGACGAATACCACTATAAGGGTAATGGTGATACTTTGTCTAGTAAAATTAATACTATTAAAAGTCTACTGAATAGATTCCCTAATGTTAATCAGATCGAAATGTGGGAAGATAGAGAACCACACGCCATTGAATTTAAACAGTGGGGAGAAGAAAATGGTGTCAATTTAAAAGTTAATTTGGTAGGTGGTGATAATGAGTTAGTTAACGAGTCTATCGATAAAAAAAAAACATTTTACCAAAAAATTTCAAATATAATTAACCCACCATATTTTTCTGACTTAAAATCTTTAGGTATATCTGTATCTGAATGGGTACCAATACTCAATATTGTTTTCGGTAAAGATTTAATGGTAGATGGTGAAACACAAACTTGTACTGCACTTATAAATAAAAACAATAGTGAATTAGTTTATAGAGAATGGACTAATGGTGATTGGGCAGATTTCGATAAAGGTGTTGAGAATCTACAGATTCATACGATGGGTGATATAAACGAATCAGTTACTGAAGACTTAATTGATAAAGTATCATCTAAATTAAAACCACCATATATATACAATTTATTTTCTATGGGGTTTGATTATTCAGATTCTGAATTAATATTATCTAAACTATTTGGTTTCCACGTATACATTTATGATGATAGTCATCATTATAGTCTCGATAATTCTGTTAGTAGTGCAACGGAATGGAGGGTTCAAACTAACAATGATGATGTTATTTATGTAGAGTTTGCCGATGGGTACTTTCAGGATTGGAGAGATTAATCTACCTTTGGTGAAGGTAAAGTTCTCAAATCTGAATAGTTCTCGTAAAGGTATTCTATAATCATATCTTCATTGGAGTAGTACATATTCCATTTGTTGTGATTAAAGAAGTCTGGTATGTTCTCATCTTCATCATCATAATAACCATAGTCTACTAAGTTTTCACCTTCGGTAATATAATGTTCGTTACACCAATTGTAATATTCACTGTCAATCAATTCTCTATAAGAATCTTCAATGTCTCCCTCAACCTTAAAGGTTACTGTAAGTAGTTTGTCAGTGTCACAAAAAATTTCGTAAATTTCATCTATAATATAATCCATAACATATTTTTGAAAATAAATATGTTAAAACATCACAATGCGCAGTTTTAAATTATATTTTTTTGAAATATCTATCATATGTTTGGATCCTTTACTCTTACCGTCCCAAAATATTATGGAGGCATCTGCGATTTTAGCCATCTCTTCGTTTCTCATATACCCAGCCTTCTTACCGAATAAATCCCACATCGCAGGATACTGTTCTAACTTAAGGTGATTTTCATTTGCATACCATTCACCCATCTTATCTGCACCATTTGCGGTACCAGATATTATAGTTACTTCTTTTTGATTTTTGAGAATTGCATTTAATTTTTTCTTTAGTATTTCGTAGTCATTAAAATTTCTACTACCTGCAATTATTACTCTCATTTAATTCGATAAGTTTATCTAAATATTGTTTTGCCTTCTTTAAATCCTCAATCCCATTTTTTTGTTTCCATCTAGTAACATATTTAACAATATTACCCTCAAAAAAATCTAAATTATGTGAATGTGCATAATCCCACATTTCAATACCTTTGTTGTAGTGGGTTGGGTGGACTACCCTTTCATTTGGGTTAATTGGTTTCTCCATATCTTTTTTTACAAAAATAAGGATTTTTTCTTAAAATGTCAATATTACCAAAGAATGTAATATTCCTCACCGTTATAAATAAAAACATCTTTTGTTAAGTCACCAATGAAATATTCAGGACCATCTCTTTTTATTGCCTCATCTATTAGGTAATCTACATCACCTATCTTTAAAACGTTGTCGGCTATTGCCTCACCCATAGTTAAACTTAGTTCATCAACATAATTTTCAATATCATAACTATAATTTTCTTTTAACTTTTCTTTCCTAATAGTCATATATAACTTTTCGAAATTCACACCCTCATATTTGGTTAATTTTTCGGTTACAACTTCTAATTCGTCTACTAATGAATCATAATCCTTATAATATTGATTATATTCATACTCCGCCTCTTCTAATCTGTTTTCAATTTTATTTAATTTATTTTCTAAATCTTCTAATTCATCATCAAACTCTGTTGAGTAACTATCTTCATCATCACCATAATCTGTAATATCACCTAACCTTTCTATTTCTATCTCAATAATTTTTTTTTCTTTCTCTAGTTTATTGATGTTATTATCTAACCCTAAAAAAGTTTTATCTATTTCTTTTTTAGTTTCAGTCAATTCATCAAATGTATACTTCAAATCTTCGTATTCATCATATTTATCAATATTTTTTAAAAGATTTTCCTTTAATTCCACATCAATTTTAGATTTAAATTTACTTATTCCATATTCATATTCGTTTTTAGCAATTTCAGTTACATTATAATCTAAATATTCTTGATTAATTTCAACATAATCTATTAAAAAACTATTACTAAAAAAATCCCATCCCTCCTCATCTATTTTTTCACGAATTTTCATATCCGCCTCTTTATGTACCGCATCAATGTCTCCAACATAATAAACATACCTAATACTATAACCAATAGAGGGTATCAATACTTTAAAAGAAGTAAGATTAGAAAGATATGTTTCAAATGGTTTAACAAAAACAGGATGTACGTCAATAAATTCTGCAAACGCCAATCTTTTAGTATCATACGATGAATAATCAAAATTTGGTATGGATATATTGTTAACGTCTTTAAAATCTATATTTTTATTTTCTTTATCACTATAAATTAAGATGATTTTTTGTATATCTTCAGGATCACTATTAAAATTGTTAACTAAATAGTCATAAAGTGGTTCCCACTCATCTGTTATAGAATTCTTTCTTAAATGGTTTAAAATTCTTAAATCTAAAGGTGTTATATCATTAAAATCTATTTCCATATCAAAGCATAATATATCTTATTCCGAATTTATTTGGTTCATCAACATCATAATCCGTAATCTCTAAGTCGTCAGGTAAATTTGACTCATCTCTGGCAACTTCTTCATCACCTTTGATTGCCGTAATTACATACACTTTATCAGCGTATTTTTCAATAAAATCAAAACCATCTTCAACTTGTGGGAAGTCAGGATTCTCTGTCATAACCATAAACCATTTATGTATTATCTTAGTTACACTATGAATTTCCTCTTCGTATTCACCATCACCACCACAATAATCACACTCTTCCTCTTTCTCACCACTACCATCACATTCATAACACGATTCTGTTTCACCATCAGAATCCTCAATTTTGCCTTTCCCATCACAATCTGAACATGTTACAGGTTCAGATCCCCTTCCGTTACATTCGTCACACGTAAGATTTTCAGTTTCACTGTAATAATCATAACCCTCCTGAGCCATTTCCATTGTCACAAAATATAACCCATTAGCAACATTTAATTCCTCAGTTAAAAAATCTTTAACGTCTAAATTTAAAATAAAAAGAAAAATTAAATCACATTTATCGTCAACATCTAAATTGAAAAAACCCGTACCAAAAAAATTAAACATTTTGTTATAGGGTTTGCTTTCATTAAATTGTTGCCCCAACTCTATCTTAGGGTAAATATACTGCCTTACCTCATTTTGAAGTTCAGGATATTTTTTATTAAGAACGTTTAAGTATTTTCTATAAACCTTATTATCTAAATAAGATAAATTACCCTCAGATTCATTTAATATTTGAGTTAACTTAATCATTTAATTTTTTTATTTTAACTGTTAATTCACCAGTACCTTTAATTACTCTGTGATATACTTCTTTTGGGATAAGTACTGTTTCTGTTAATGGGATAGGTAGTTGGTTATCTAATTGTACCATCCAATCTGTATGTCCAACACTCTCAACAATCCTATCTTCTTTATCTCTATGCCAAACCAATTCACTATTCTCTACATTATCAGAAAATTTACGAACATAAAAACCATTTATTTTATTTTCTTCAAACGGGAAATCCATACTATCTTTTCTTACGACCTTGACAATGTGCTCTCTGAGAGAATCCTTTTGGATTATTACAATCTATGGAATTTTTATATTCTTTACTCCACTTTTCATTCATCATATCATTATCATCTATATTCATAGATAACTCCATACCATACTTTTTAGTTTCATTCATTAAGAAATCAAATACTTGATCAATATTGTTTTTTGCCTCTGCAATGTGATCTTGTGCCCAATCGTGTCCATTTTCTAAAACACCCTCAACCATTTCTGGATCCATATCTAATAATATATCACATTGTCTTCTCATTTGTTGTAGGTTTGAGAAAAACATATATCTATTTCCTCTATCGTGATGTTCATCACCTTGTACATTAATTTGATTCATAGTTTTTTTAACCATGTTTTTAATGTCTTCTTCTGTTAATTTAACTATTCTATTCATAATATTAATTTTTTATTTTTTATTTACCACCAAGTACCTCCACCTGATAATCCTAATTGTTTTGCATATCTAGGTAATCTACAACTCCAATAACCCGCACTACATTTATCATTTTTCTGCGGACAATTGTGTCTATCAGAAAACGCCTTTTTAGCCTTAGGGTCTCTAAGTTTTACAGACAAATTTGCCCCACCAGATTTTGCGCCAAAGGAAACTTTTTTAACCTTACCATTACACATCACATAAACATAAAACTTTTTACTTCCACCTCTTTTAGGTTTACTCAACTCAACAGTCTTACCTTTATATTCTGCCTCATTTATTTCCATATACTCATTTGGTATGTCCAACCAAACCTTTCTACCCTCATAGATACCTTGTTTACCAATGTCGGTTCTTATAATCTCTTCGTCACTAAATGATAAGTCGACTTTACCTTTGGTGTACAATTCTCTAACTTCATTTATTAAGTTAAAGAAAGATTCACTACCATATCTATAAACTGATTCAGTTAATGGTATTTCATTATCTATATGATATCTTAAACCTTCACTAATAATAGTTCTGTTTTCAGTAATTAACATTCTATCGTAGTTTAAGGATTCATTCTTTTTAGATTTATAGTTTTTAACTTTAATAGGACTTGGAGATTGTCCTTTCCCTGATTTACCATCATTTTTTTCTTTTTCTCTCTTACGTCTACACGCAGAATCTTTAGACTCCTGACTCATATTCGCTGCAACACTTTTTGCCCTACAAACTGGATAACCACCTTTATCGGAATCACCTCTACCACATTCAGGATGTCCGCCACCTTCTTTTTTTCTACAGATGTTAACCCAAGGCCCATTAGGTTGTTTACTACCTTTTGGTTTTTTCTTTGTTCCAAACCAAACTGCCAAATCTTCATCTAATCTTTCCGCAACTTCTATATCATCAAAATTATATGTTTCATTTCTTTTACCTCTACAGTAACTCCCACTACATCTTTTTTCTCCATCCAATCCTTTAACCTTACCTTTACATACTTGAACTGCATAACCGTTAGCGTACGCAGAAGGATAAACATCATATGTAGATTTTGCCGCACTTATACCTCTAGCACATAGTGTATTCTTTTTCTTTTTTTTACCTTCGATGATTTCTTCTGTACTATCTTCATCACCCAATTCCTTTTTAGGTTCTTCATCAGCAAATAAACCAGTGGATTTACCATCATGTCTCATTTCTAGTAACCTTTTATATTGACTTACGTTTAATTTTATTTTCATTTTTATATATTTAATCTGTTCTATAAATATAATAAGTTATCCCATTATACTCTATTTCATTTTCATTACCATCATAACCAGATAGTGTATTACCTCTGTCTTCATTTTCTGCAAGATATTTCTCTAAACCTGACTCATCAAATGTACAGTAATAATCTACTGCCTCAGAAAAACTTATCCCTAAATTATTTATAAAATAATCCACTCCATCATTGTCAATCTCACTAATTATGTCTGATACAATTGTATCATATAACTCTTGTCTCGCAGTGTCAAATAGTTCTCTTAACTCATCACCCAATCCTTCGTAAATAGTTTGTTTGTCCGAAAGTTCTATTTCCAAGTCATTAATCTCTTCTTTTAATTCTTCGTATTCTTCAGTACCAAAAAAATCTTCATCATCATCTACCCTCTCATCTAATTCACCTTCTTTTTCTTCTAAAAGGTTATTTAACTCATCAATTCTTTCCTCTAATGTTGACAACTTATCTTCATATTCTTCTCTACTATCGTACCCTGCATCTGATATTACATCTTCTTCACTCATGTCATCTATTCTATTGTCCGCACTTTCTTCTGCGTATTGTTGTACACCATAATCATCTAACTCTATAAAATCATCAATTGTATATCTATCCATATTTTCTATCCCACCAACTTCATCAACGTACCCATCAAAATAGTTTTCCATTGCATTACTAACCTCATCATCATCACCTATCGCATATATCTCATCTGAAGTTAAATCCTTATATGAATTTAAACCATGATGACTATATTCACTTTCTATTAATATCGGTGGTATGGCTAAAAATAGTGACAATGCAATTTGTTCATCATTATATGAAGAAGTGTCACTTACACCTTCTAAATCTACATCAGTTAAATTATCGTAATTACCTAATTCATCATAATGATTTGTATATAGATGAAGTATTTCTATTTTAGAATCTGTATCATCTATAGATAATTCTTTGGTTAATAAATCCCAAACTACGCTAGCATCTTCACCTTCACCCAACTTTTTGTTAAGTAACTTTAAAACCCTTTTATAAAAGGGAGTTATTTCGTTTTCTAATATTAATCTTCTCATTTAATAATCTATTTTAATCATATAATATGGATTATCTCCACCGTATCTATACACCTGCCCATAAACACTCAATTGTTCAAAATGTACGTTACCTGACTCATCATCTATAAAACTATTCCAATCAAACCTAATATAGTATGGTATATGATTTATTTCAATTTTACCATCATTAGTTGTGTTAATGAATCCTCTTTCTAATAAATATTCAAAAACATCATCTAATTCATCATAATATTGATTAGATAAAAACTCAATACTATATTTTCTCAATTCTTCTATTATTTTACCTTTTTCATCTTCCGAAGAATTTTCATAACTATTAACTAAATCGACTATATGTGGTTTACTAAACCTTTTTAAGTATCCCAATATTTGATCATCAGACATTTCAGATTCTCTCTCTGTCGCCATCTCATCCGACAATCTATCTTTGTCGTAGTCTTCTATAAACAAATAATTTATATACTCTTCTGTACCTATACTAGCAATAATTTCTGTATTATCTGAAAAACGATCACGAAGATATTCTTTGGTAGCATTAACCATATTCCGATAGTCACCAATACAATAAAAATTTTCTTCTTCATAAACATAATATATAGGCAAACCATAATATAATGAAGATTCTTTACTAATTAAAAATGGAGATGTTCTAAAATATTTAGATAAGATAATAACTTCATCGGAAAACATAGACTCCATTTCACTTTCACTTATTTTTACTAATGAATCAACATTTTCATAGTTACCTTCAGTATTGTACTCTACTATGAAAGTGTAAAATATATTCATCATATCAGAATATTCTGTCGTTATGAATTCTTTGATAAAATCAAATAATGGTATATATACAGAATCTACCTTTACCATAGATCCATCAAACGGGTACAATGAATTAGGTTTTTTTTCTAATTTATCTATAAAACGTCTCTGAATTGTATTGAGTACTCTCCTAATTCCGTTTCTATCTAACTCCTCACTTAATATTTCACTAAATTTCATTATTAACCTTTACATTTTACTAATAAATATTAATTTTTGAGTAAATAACCATATTTAATAATAAAAATAAATAAATGTTAATAGTACAAATTAAAAACGGTAACATCGAAAGAGGTTTAAAGGAGTTGAAAGGTAAATTCGTAAAAACCAAAATTGTGAAAGAATGTAAAGACAGAGAGGAATATTTAAAAGAATCTGTCAGAAAAAGAGAAGAGAAAATTAAGGCAATATATAATCAGAAAAAAAAAGAACAAAACAATTAACATGAATGAAGAAGTTTTATCGTTATTAAACGAACAAATATGGTTAGAGAATACGGCATCGTATTTTTACCTAAACCTATCTAAAAAATTTAGTGAAAATCATTATTACGGTATATCTAAATTTTTTCTCAATCAATCAAATGAAGAAAGAGAACATATGGTTAAATTGTTTGAGTATGTTTTAGAACAAGAGGGAAATCCAATAGTACCAAATTATAATTTTATGGATGAAGGGGAATTAGAGTTTAACATACTCCAACTTTTTCAGATGTCATTATCCAACGAAAGAAAGGTTACTAATTCTATTAATAAGATTATTAGTAAGTGTAAAGAAGTTGGGGATTATACGACAGAAAATTTCTTACAGTGGTTCGTTATTGAACAAAGAGAAGAAGAAAATAAATTTAAAGAAATTATTGACAACTTAAAGATTGTTGGTGACGATAAAGTTGGGTTGTACGAGATAAACAAATCATTAAACGTCACTAAAACAGTTTAAGATATTTTAACGTAAATGTATATAGTTTCAAGGGATTCTACGAATTTAATTTCACCTAAGAATCCCTTTTTTAATGCCAAAAATTTGTGGTTGTCATAAATTCGATCGAAATTTAACATAAGTTCTTCCTCTTTGGTTTTACCAAGATAGAATAGAACACACCCCTTTTTTTCGTTAGTTCCCATCTCCCCATATTTTAATAATAAATATCGGAGAGTATGGGATTATTGATACATTTTATATATAAATTTCTAAGCCCTGTGATCCGGATAATCGTAATCATACCCATCTACCTCATTATCACTTACTTCATTATCTGTATCTAAAGTTTGTCCAATACGATTTATTTCCGCTGTTAAATGATCCTGTATTTCCCCTAATATAACTGTATTATTTTGATTACGTATCCTTCTACGAAATCCATTTTGATGATCACGTACCATAACAGGTGTTACATTATATACTGGTTCCTGTTCCATTACAGGTTGATCCATTGGTACTGGTTCTCCAAACCCATCAAATTCATCCACCAAACCAAACAACTTACTATTTTTTGAGGTGTCTTCATCTTTTACATTAACGAGAATACCTCTATTCATCATATCAATAGTCACAAAATTATTAATCTTACTTTCATAAGTTTTTTTCAAATGTAACATATTGAGGTAATTTGTAAAAATAGTAGAAATTATTTTATGATATTCACTACTCACTCTATTACAATATGACAATAATTGTGTTTCTTTAAAAACTGAGTCTTCGACTAACCTTAGTTCTAAACCTGACATATTGTTTGGTGTTATAATTACAAAGAGTTTAGTATTACCACCCTCTATTGAACCTTTATAATTTTGTCCGGGATTGTTCATACAATTTTTTAGTTTTTTACTCGCCCATTGTAAATCTAACTCAGTAATCAACTCTTTTATTTTTACACCTTTAGGTAAAGGTAAATCGCTAAAATCTAATGGTTCAAAAAGGTTGTGACTGAATTTTTCTTTATCTTTCCTAATGCCCTCAACAATACTTTCATATGTAACTTTATAGAACTTATTAACGGTATTTAGGTAGTTCGAAACTAATTCTGAAACCCACTCACCTTCGTTGTTGTAAACCCGTTTAATCTCTCTACTTAAAATTAATGATTCTTGTAGGTTTAATCTATTCTTTGCAATATATGGTACTATCCACCTATCCTTATCCATAAAAGATTCCAATTCTTTAACGTGTGAAGAATCAAAATCACAGTTATAGAAATTATTATCTACCAAAGAAATAACCTTACATAGGTAGTAATCACCCATAACCACTTTCTCTGCCTTAGCCTTTAACTTTTTATTAGTTTTACCTTTAACTATATTATAGGCGTTCATAAATGTTAATGGGTTAAAACTAACACCGAATAAAACTTTTCTGATTTCTAAATCTAAATCAACATATTTTTTGGGTGTGAGTGTCCACATTATATCGTTGTTCTTAGCCCACATACTTAATACCTCTGTAGGTATATTTACATTTGGGTTCAACCAATTAGCCACATGATTAGAGTTCTCAATCTGACTAACACCGTTTCTTAAATTCCACATACTTTTCTTATGTTCAAAGAATTTAGTTAATTTAAAATATTCTTTTATTTTACTATAGTATGTGAAATACATTTCTTTATACTTTGTACTAAAATATAAACCAAAATGTCTAGGACTTAGATTGATTAGGTTTTCCATCAATAACGGTTGGGATAACAAATTCATAGACTCCTCAACATTACAAAAACATTTAAGTTCATCTAATTTTTTAAACAATCTAATGGCAGTGTGTGCAGGAGTATAAATTGCAGTAACCTCTAATTGTTTGTTATTAAGAAAATTCTCAAAAGAGTCCGTATAACATATAGTGTTATTTTCTAAATCAATCCCAACTTGACAACAATTAAAATCGAATCCGTTAAGGATAAAAGCATATCCAACTTTTTGTTGAACTGAACTTATAAAAATTGTATTCAAAAAACCTTCTCTTTCCACAGATACTATTTGATAGTTACTTCCGTGATCATAAGATAATTTAGTAACCATATAACCATCACCCTCAATGATTAAATTATTTGATCTTAATGGTGTAGTTACGTTACGGAATACCATATTATCAGTATCGTCAATAAAAATATCTAAATCATTGATAGGGTATTCTCCGTCCCATACATAACCCATTAGTGTATTAGCAACTGCACCACCAGATAAAAATCCTTTATTAGGAATTTCACCGTACTTAGATAAATCATTAAGGATTCTATCTACAATGTTTTTTTCTTTTAAGATGTCACTATTCATATTATTTATTTTTATAGTTTTTATAAAGGAAATAAGATGGTATTACTATACCTAAGAATACAATTATATAAAAAATTATTGGGAAAATCAAAAGTATTGCAACAATAATAAAAAAAACTAAAACTGCAATTAATGCAAATGTTCTAATTTGGTTTCTATCTAATTCATCAAAATCAAAATTAAACATAATATTAATAATTAGTGTAATAGTCTCTTAGATATTTTGAAACTTCTTCACAAATATCTTTCTCACCAATACCACCAATGAACATAGTTATAACCATTTCAGTAACCTCAGCACCTATCTCATCAAACTCATCTACAAATGGATCTTCATCAAACTCATCAAACTGTGAAGACAATCCGTTTTTATATGTCTCATTCACAATTGGTTTCACCACAGTTTTTTTGTGAACATACTTAGTAACACCTAATTTGTTAATTAGTTCCACACCTGCCTTTAAAGAATCCCCAACCTCACTCATAACCACATATTCGGAATCACTGTGTTGTCTGTAATAACCACAACCTAAATTCAAACAGTTAAAGTCATATTTTTTAGCCAACTGATTAACATCCGTAAATGGATCGATACTAAATTTATTGTAACCTGATTCATTCAACACACCTTTAATCTCAGTTTTGAAATCTTCATCGAACAATTTTACCCCACTACAAACTTCTGTAATCCAATTGGATGAGGGTGCGTCGAATTGAATTGCGTATCCCACATTCTCAAAGAATCTATCATCCGATTCTTTAGAACCTAACATACCTATTTCTTCCTCAACAAAAAAGGCACCCTTTAATTTATCAAAGTTATTGAATAACTCTAAACAAACATAGACACCACATTTATCATCACCACCAATACCAGTTTGTTTATCCGTTTCTGGATGGTGAGCAGTTAACCAACCTAAATTATCTTCTTTGATGGTTAACCTAACTTTATTTTCAATTAGGTTTCTATGTGATCTGTGTACGGTGTCCATATGGGAAACAACACAAGGGAAATATTCGTCCGTAGAATCTAACATACCCTTAGTGAGATAGAGATTACCTTTTTTATCGGTGTAATACTCTATACCGTTAGTTTTTGCATATTCTATAATGTAATCTCTAACCATACTTTCATCACCTGATATCGATGGTAAGGACAAAACTTCTTTCAAAAAATCTAAATTCATATGTTATATTTTCTACAAATATAGGTAATGTTTCTCAAACTACCAAATTTTTATTGAAAAATGTTTACAATTAAAAAAAATAGAGGATATTTATAATATAATAACACTACAAAAAACATTAGAAATTATGGGATGCGGATGTAAAAGCAAAAAACCAGTTGCGAAACCAGTGACTCAAAGTAGTACTCAAACCACTACACAACCGAACACACAAAATAATAACGGTAAATAACGTTTAATTACGTTAATTGATTTGCGGGCCCTCTAGTCGGACTTACACCCCACGGTGTGTTATCTATAGGGTTCGCAGGTCCTCTACCAACATCGGCAAGAGGCCAAACAGTAGAAGAACCACCAGCAGGTGCATCTCCTCCAGCCGCATCTACCTCATCTAATATTTCTTCAGTATAGTCATCTAAACCTATACCATATTCTGTAACAACAAAACCGTAGTTACCTTCTTTATCGTAATAACCTAAGTATATACCTTTATCATCGTAGGCAATAGTTTCATATTCCTTACTATCAAAACTAAGTCTCTTAGGATTATTATCTACCCACTTAAGTATCATCTTATACCATCTCTTAGGGTCATCAACGGTTTCACCAAATTCTCTTAGTAAAACTTTTTTATATTGACTTTCAGTTATTATTATTTTCATATTTTTAAATTTACTCTCGACTCAACCTCATCTTCATCACTCCAATCTACATCTCTAAAATTATCTAATGTCATCTCCTCCATTATTTCTGCGTCTGAAGGTAAATCATAATCTAAATCAGGATTCATAAAATCAAGAGAATTCGAATCTAAATACATTCTTTCATAAATACCATTTTCTACCTTATTTATTGCTTCTTCTTTTGAATTGGCAGTAACTTCAACAAACCCAGCAATATATGTTCTACAAGATACTACTGTTGGCATATCAACTGCAATTTTATATGTACCAACAAAATCTATTGGTTCTCCTATTAAACTATCATACTCTGAAATAGGTATAGGTAAGAATTTATTTTTATAGTTATATAAAAGTATTTTAGTTTCATGATCAGACAAACCTAAATCCTCTATAATTGTTTTTTTTATTTCCTCATCAGATGAGTTTTTCTTACCTAACAATTTAAATACCCTAACCATATATTGTTGGAAGGTATCACCTAACCTACCGTAGTTTTTATCTTCAGTAAGTAATCTATTGTATTGAGTTTCTGTCAATTTTATTTTCATATTATCCGTTAAAAGAAATATTATTTAAATCGATTTCTATATCACTTAAATTATCGTAGTCAGCGTCGTAATTTCTTTCCCATTGTATATCACCACTGTCATATTCTATTTCACTATTATCATAATCTATCACAACTTCACCGTCCTCAATCTTTCTTTGGAAATCATCGTAATTAGTGGCATAAGCCGATACTGTACCATCACCCCAACCACTTAAGTATCCAGTCCAGTTTACTGAAGTAGGTAGATTCATCTTACCATAGTATTCTAAAGGTAACCCTACCAAAGACTTCCAATCTTCCGAATTTTTAATAACTTCCGTTAAAATAGTACTATAGTTGTGCGTTAACAACATAACTTCATCATTTTCGTACCCCGTTAAGGTTCTTATTTCTTCAGCAATTTTTACAAAGTATGGAGATTCTAAAGGTATTTTTAGTTTGAGGTATTCACTACTAGGTTCAAAGTGTTTATTTTTCAAAACCATAAATATTTTTGCAATGACAGGTGTAACTTTGTTATCTATGTTAGTAAAATCCACATCGCCATCTAAAAATGACTTATCATCTTCATTTAGTAATCTTTTATATTGACTTTCTGTTAACCTAATCTTCATTTTAGTTACTTTCTACTTCTTCTTTTTTATCGTCTTTTCTATGTGTACCTATAGTTTTAATAACCCCTAAGAATTTACCACCAAAGGTGTAACCTGCAAAAAGAACCATTGCATATTCAAGTGCATCAATAATAATTTTAAATTTTACAATGTCTAACTGAGTAGTCTTATTCATACCAGCAACCATTAATACACCTAATGTAACATAGTATGCAATAATAGCCCATAATAAATAAATTCTACTTTGAGAGAACATTCCATTTTCTGTTAGAATGTCTTTAAAAATTTTCATAATTTTTTGTATTAATTTTCTCACACAAAAAAACTTTATTATTGTTATATATCTATAAATATTCTATAAAATAAAAAAACCCACTGATGTGGGTTTTATTTTAAAGTACTTCTTTTATCTTATCACTTATTTTTTGTTCGGTAAGTACACCACTATTTCTCCATACTGGTACACCTTCTTTAAATAGTACTAATGTAGGGATACTTCTTATTTGGTATTTAACCGCCAAATCTCTTTCTTCATCCACATTAACTTTAACAACTTCTAAGTTTTCATTATTACTCTTAACTTGTTCAATCACAGGGTTCATCATTTTACATGGTCCACACCACGCAGCCCAAAAATCCACCAAAACTGGTTTGTCAGATTTTAAAATCTCTTCTAAATTCATTTATTTATTTTTTATCTTTTTATTATTATATAAATATAAAGGGGGAATACAATTTGTACCCCCCCTTTAAATAAAAATTTTAGAGAATTAGGCTTTCTCTCCGACCCACTTAACTACAGAATTAAGTCCATAAATTTCAGTGATTTTCTGAACAAATCTTTTAGGATTTTTTCTGATGTAACTTAATGATTCTGTAGGGACATTTGTTTTAGAGGGCCCGAATAGAGAAAGTAATTCCTCTTCTCTGTTTTTAACTGCCTTTACAGACACTTTTTTAACGTTTTTCATAATGTATATATTTATTTTTTATAATATTAATGAAAAAAATCTACAATGTCAATACCCTAAAAAAAATTAATCTACGTTAAGAATCTCAATATCAAATATTAATTTTTTACCTGCCATAGGATGGTTAGCATCAATAGTGACACTATCATCCGTAATTTCAGTAACAGTTACCACCATAGTACCTCTTTCACTTTCAGATTGTAAAACGTCACCGACGCTGACACCCATAGGGAATCTACCTTTCTCTAAAGTGGTTACTAAACCATCTAAGTATTCCCCATACGCATCAGATGGTTCGATCTCTACAGTGACTTTATCACCAACACTCTTATCTAAAATACCTTTTTCAAAACCAGGAATTAAATTACCTTGTCCTAAAATAGTTCTTAATGGTTCTCTTCCTTCATCTAGTGAAGAATCGAATACTGTTCCGTCCTCTAATCTTCCTGTGTAATGGACTGTTACATTCTTATTTAGTTCAACTTTACTCATAATATTTTTTTATTTAATTATATAACACTCCACCACATAGTAAAGTATTTTATAGACTTATTTCAAATCTATCTTTCATTATCTGAATTTTGTCTTCAGGTACACCGTGTTCATTTATACCTTTGTGTCTATTCTCTACGATTATTGAGAACACTTTATACCCATATTGTTTTGCCAATTCATAATAACGATCCATTTCCCATTCCTGTGTGAATGTATTTGAGACTGCAATCTCTCTGTAGAAGTTATCATTAACCAATGAATCCTTCATATAAGTTTCAACTGTATCTTGACAGAATTTATGTGCATCTTTGATTTTAGTAAAATCAAAATTATATTCTCCAGTCTCTTTATCGACAAAATATTTGTCTGCCTCACAAACTAAGAAATCGTCTCCCACTAATCTTTTAGCGAATGTAGATTTACCTGAACCAGGTACTCCTCTTACAATGTATAGAACTTTTTCACTCATCGTTTTAAAACTATATACCCTATCACTAAAAATAAAATTAGAAGTGAAACTGGTATCCATAGAGGACTTGTGATCCACCACCAACTCCAATCGATATGGTTTGTCAATTTTAAAACCATAAAAATAAGGAAAAGAATCGTCCCGATTCCAATTCCTCTATGACTATTTTCTCCACTCATATATATTAATTTAAATTAAATTCTTTTTTCGTGATGATCCTTTGGTAGGGATAATTTTCTAATCGGTTGATTTTTTACAATCGATAATACCTCATCTAAAGTCATAGGGTGTAAGTTATTACCATCAACACCTACATCTAATGATTTACCCTCTCCCAATCGTAAATTAGGTGGTAAATGAACGTGACCGTGTAAATGTATCGTACCATCATTCATACTGTCCCAAGATGCAATAGGATAATGCATACATACAAAAGAGTATTTATCCATAACACCTTTACCAACAATAGATGGGCGACGAATATCTAAAAATAAATAATCTTGTGTGGTAGAGAATATCTCCTGTATGTCTTCCTTATTATTACGAATATGGTGATCGTGATTACCATAGGTTAAATGAATGTTCTTACAAATAATACGATTACGGAATTCAGAAATTTTTTCAAACCCACCAAAACTCCAATCCCCTAAATGTATTAAGACATCATTTTCACCAACCACCTCATTAATACTGTTAACCAATGTATCATTCATATGGTTAAGTGTATTAAACTTACGGGTTAGGTTTTCCGCGCCAACCCAAGTTGTAGTTGCAGTACAAATATTTGCGTGATTATAATGTGTATCACTCGTAAAGTATAGTCGTTGATCTTTTTCTAAAACTAATTTCATTTTACAAATATATTAAAAATTTATTAATTAGACAAACTTTCAGGTAAAAAAAGTAATGTAGGGTTCTTTTTTTGTACGTCTACGTCAGGATACTTATCTTTAAACTTATTTACATCGAATTTTTTTGTGATTAAATGGTGTCCATTCTTTGTAGGAATTATTGTCTCAATCTTTGGTCCAACTTCATAACCAATCGGAAATCCAGCCTCGTCAAATTTAACTTTAGTAATTGGTGTACATTCATATTCAATATATGCCATCATTATGGGACTGGCTTGCATCATATCATCCACATCGATGATCCATCTTTTCTCCATTGTTTTTATTTGTCCAACAACAGAGTCAAACAAACCTTTCTGATTAGACACACCGTCTCTAATACGTTCCGCAAGTATTGTCAACATATTTAAAGAAACATCTTTATGGTTTTGTTTCTGAACATGAATGTATGCCCTAGCCTTAAACATCTCACATAATTGTTTTACCTCATCATATCTTCTTTCTAAATGTTCTATCGAATCAATACAATAAGTTTTAATAGTTCTAACTGATTGGTGGTTATCTCTCTCACCTTCTGGTTGATCTTTTTTTCTTTTAAACACATATAACATATAAAAGTCACCCTTTTCTGTGAAATTTAATAATGGTTTAATTAATTCTATATTATCTATCATAACTTTTTAAATTCTGGTTTGAGTGCTTTCCAAATAATTTTATCATAGTCTTTTCCATCCCACATCGCAAACATAATTGCCTTCGCAACTGGATGATTATCTTTAATGAATTCCGCAAACTCTTTCTTAGTCGGTTCCACTTCTATGACACCATATTTACCAAACCTAAAGTAATCATATGTTTTACCTAATTGATTCCAGTATTGGTAATACCCATAGTTTAAAGAACTAACATATAATTTAATTTTATCGTAGAATTCATCTGGAACATCTTTTAATAACTCCAACACATCTTTACCCTCACTCACCATTTCCCATATCGCAGTGGTAGATACGTTAGTCATTATCTTATGTAGACGAAGGTACTCCTCACCCTTAACTTTCATCCTATCACCGTTAGAGAACTGAACAACGAAACCTTCTTCATCATCCCCTATCATTCCCTTCAATAATGAATAGTCTTTTATGCCATCATATTGTTTTACTACCTTAAAACCAATATTAGTTATTAAATTTTTTAATCTGATATCGTTTTCTACACCACATAAATCAACTTCATAACCAGTTTTGGTTTCAATAACCCCAAGTAATACTAAATCTTCGAATGAGTATTTTACCACAATACGATTCTCATCATATATTATCTCAAACAGATATGTATAATCTTTATGTAGTTTCTCATAGTCATAGTTCTTCAACATCTCAAATCCTTTAACCGCCTGATCAGAAGTGAAGGAACCTCTAGTTGCCATAACCCAAACGTCATTGTAGAAAAATAATATACCCAAAGAACCATCCATTTTTTCGTAGACATTAAACTGTTCTGTAGGTGTATGTCTACCCTCTTCGATGTTAAAGAATTTACGGAATGGTCTTGCCACAATATCACCATTAGAGTTTGTGACTAATCCACGACACATTAATGTGATGTCATCCCATAGTCCTTCGTATTGAACCTTTTCAGAATAATTCCAAATCTCTAAATCCAATGTCTGATAGAATTGTCTGAACAACAATCCATCCTCTTCATATTTTTTAAGTATCTCTTTCATATAATTATTTTTCAAATGTTGGTTTTAACCACATATCCCCACCAAACATAATATCCAAAATTTTAGGGTTAAGTATTTTTATTCTTGAAAACAATTCCAAAGACTTTAACGTATCGTGTTTTAACATCTTTAAAAGTTCTTCTCTGATTCTTTCCTTTGATACTACCAACTCTAATTTATCTACAACACTATCCATTAAACAAGTCTCCCAAATCGTAGGTGATATCTCAAAACCTTTAGTGATAGAAAATCTAAATGCCCTAATCAGCCTTAATGGATCATCTAACATAGTTACCTTTGCGTCCAATGGAGTTAACAATAGTTTATTTTCCAATGCCCAAATACCATCGAACAAATCTATAATAGAACCGTTTTCATCTTTCGCCAATGCGTTCAACGTAAAGTCTCTACGAACCAAATCATCTTCCAACTTACCCAATTCCAAAATAGGTTTTCTTGTTCCTTCAACATACCCCACCTCTTTTCTTGCGAGAACAAAATCTGCAACCAAACCAGAATGAATGTGATCTTTAGGAAACTTTGCCCTAATAGTAAAACAATCAGGTGTACTTAAGAAAATAGTAAATTCCTTATGTAATAACCAATCAGTCATTATTTGGAATCCTTCTTCTACGGTTCTATCCAAATTGTCTAAGACAAATGTGAAATCAATATCATTTGTTTCCACACCCATCAATTCATCTCTGACACAACCACCTACTTCAAATATCTTTGGCATATGAATTTATTTAAGACAAATATAGGTAAAATATTTCATATAACAAAAAAAAAGGTGATAAAAAATCACCTTATGTTTAAAATTATTTACTTTCTTCTTTCTTTTTAGTTTTCCTAACTTTTTTTTCTTTAACTTCCACTACCACATCATTAGGTATTTCTATTAATGTATATTCAGGAAAAAACTGATTCATTCCGATACCTACACAAACTTCTACAAATTTTTTATCACTCATATTTTTATTTTTATTTATTTTTATAAACACACTCTTCGGCATTCTACTCCCCGCAGTACGGAATTGTATATTACTTAGCCCATCGTCAGCGGTACGGGTACCGAAGTTTATGTGTTTGTAGTCAGGACAGGAATCGAACCTGTATGAACACTTTGAATTTTACCTACGCACCGTGAGGTAGTGTTCTTCATCATTCGCATTGCCTTTTCAAAATGCACTTATTCAAGGCTGCCGTGCGTGTCACTATGTGTCTACCATTCCACCACCTGACTATGTTGAACTTGTAAAACCCACTTTGCAGCAAGGAAACTCAGTTCAATGTTTTTTGCGTAGTCAGCACAGGAATCGAACCCATTATCTCCCTTATGATCGGGTGCGTATGCCAACACGCCATCTAACTAACTAAATTTTTAT